CGGCATGGTGCGCGTGGGCGCGTTCAGATATTCAATGAGGGCTTCGCGCATGGCGTGGAGCGATTGGGCTTGGTTGGGGCTGAGACCGACGCTGCGCACGATCTGATTGACGCGCGACTGAACGTCACCCGAGGCGGCAAGCATGCGCTGTGCGGTCTGTGCGACGGCGATGGCGCTATCGCGGAGATAGGGATCGGCGAACGCGCTTACCGCCGTGGTAGCGGCTTGCTTGGCGGCTTCGTCGTTAGCGTTGGCGACATGCCCCACGCCCGCAGCGGCGAGCGCCACAACGGCCTTGAAGAAGGGCGCAAGCAACTCGCCGATGTATGAGCCATTGTCCCGCGTGTTCGCCTGTAGCAGCGCCTCGAGCGTGCCATCGGCAAAGCCAAGCGCGTCGTTCAGCGCCGCAATGCCAGCATCGGTGTTGCCATAGGTTTCCAGCACCTTGGCCATGGCGTCGCGGTCAAGATCAGCGCGAGCTGTGCGCACGATGCTCATCAGGCGATTGAGCAGCGTCGCGGCGGCAGACTCAGTGATGAAGTCGAGATGATCCATTAGAACGTCACCTCCGCTGTGTTGGCGGAAGAGGCGATCAGATGCGGTTCGATCAGCCGGCGGACATGCTTCGGCAGCTCATCGGCGATCGTCGGGAAATAGGTGAGCATCGTGTCGCCAACCATCTGCGTCTGGACGTGGCTGGTTGTGAGCTGGCCGGTTGTGAGCAGATGGATTGCAAGCTCGGCGCATGCGGTGCTGATCGCCGTTGGGATATCGACAGTAAGCGGATAGCCGTGAGGGCAGCGTTCCGGCACGCGCGGCCATGCAAGCGGCTGTCCGTGCGCAACCGGCCTGCCCTTCCATCGCATGCGATCCAGCAACGCCGTGGCGGTTCTAAGGGCGACGCACCGTCTTCCGATGTTGTCCCTATCGTAATCGCTACCCCAAGCGCGCGAAAAGAGACGATTGGTTATGATGGTGTTGGCGTCGTCAAGGCTTACGTATGAATCTACACCTACCGTGACCGAAGGGAGTGGATCATCGGGAGTATACTGGCTATCTGTCACTTCAAATACACCTTAGTAAGGGCGCTCCCGTTGAACGCACGACGCTCAACCCGCTCGGCTTTTAGTATATCGCCACATGGCAGCTTGAAGGTGTCGCCTATGTTGACAGTACGCGGATGATCAAACAGCCAAATTGTGGCGGCGGGTTGCACCACGTCGAGCTGTGATGCGCCACCGATGGCCACGCCGGGCGTATAGACTATTCGGGCGGCGTGCTGCGTAGAGCCACTGACTTCCATCGGGTTGCCGAAAAGGTCGCGTTCTACAGCCCAATGCTGCACGGTTTCGTTGAGAAGCAGGTTCAGGTCAGCAAACATTCCGCACCTTGAATGAAGATCCTGCCGCGACCCCAAAGGAGTAGGGTCCGCAGGCTGTCGGGGTTGTTTGAGGATGGGCGATACTGGCCGACTGATCCGCCCGCCGGCATGGCTGACCGGCCGTCCCATCTGGCGCGCAGCGGGCCAGTCGATTTGCGCCAGATTTGAAAAAACGCATCACTGTGCCCGCTGCCGTATGCTATTAGCTGCCGGGCAGCTTGATGCCTTTGAGACGCGCCGCGCAGCGCGGGTGCTCAAGGACGATCGTCGAATAATGCTCGACCCGCGTCCGGTAGGCGGGCTTGGTTTCAAGCTCGCCCAGGTCACGGACACTGATCGGGGAGGTCTGCGCACCGAACATCATGCCAGGCCCGAAGGATAGAGCATAGATCGATGCTGTCGATGTGTCCGTCCCGACTGTCTCATCGAAGCCAAGGATCGGATTGCCGCTCGCGTCAAATTCAACGTAGGCGATCGGCGTGCCGTAATACATATCGATCTCTCGACCGAGATCATCCTTCTGGATGCTCAAGCCATAAACGCTGCGCGCCATCTGGCGGATCACCTGCCGACACTTCTTGTTCATGACGAGCAACGAAGGTTCGCCCTGAATGGCGTCGCACACGTCGTCGAGCATTCCGAACGACAAATAGTCGCCGTTGGTGCCAGCGGTGATTACCTGATTGCCAGTCAGGCGAACATTCAGACCGTCGAACTCGTTCGGGTTCGCCGTGCTATCGCCGTCGAACACAGTTTTCAGATGCGTGAGCGAAAGTGCCTTCACTTTCATGGCATCATGGATCGCACGGGCATCGTTGATACTGGTGGACCAACTGATAAGCGCACGATCAATGTCGAGATCGCCGCCCATGATCTTGAGCGGCTCAGCCGCGCGGTTTATAACGCCGGTGCTCTCGGTGTACGAATCATTGATGCCGCGGAACGCGATACCGGGCAGCGTCTGCTCGACATTGTAGACATAGGCCGCACCAGCGATATTCTGATAGGGCATATACTGCATGATCGGGTTGGTGTTGATGATCAGCTCAACAACGCCGGACTGAAGCGGATCGGGATAAAGCTTCGCCCATTCGGTCTGGGTCAACATTACTAAAGAAATCCTCTCTCTATGATATTACGCCTGATTTTTGTAACCGGCAGCTAATCTGGCGTGGACGGGTAGCTGCGAGAAATCGGGTTTGGGCGGAATGATCGCAGGGCGCGCATTGCTCTCAGTCGGCGGAACCTTGGGCTTATCGAACACGCCGGTGGCCTTGGCCTTGTTGAACCAGTCAATCTGATCCGCAGGGCTGAGATTGCCGGGAACCAGCGCCTTCAGGTGTTCGGGTACATTCGCGAGCAAACCCTTGGCGGTTTCCGCGAGCTGAGCCTTAAGCGCGGCAAGCTCGATCGCCGCGACGTCTGGCGGGGTTTGGCTTGCCGCCTGATCATCGGGGGTTGGGGTGTTATCGGTGGACATGGCTTTTCCTCACAGTGGCAGGCCAAGCGCCGCAGCTTCGTCACTGCGTCGCTTCAGCTCTTGAAAGGCGGATTGACGGTCTGGATAGGCGTCGGGGCTGGTCGCCATCAGGACATCGACGGGGCTGAAGATGCCAAGCTCTGCCTTAATCTGCGCATTGGCGAGAAGTTCGGCTTCGGACATTTGATCCTGAAGGCCAGCAAAATCGATCCCGAGCGTCGCCTTGTCAGGAATAGTTCCGGGCTTGTGCGCGTTCACAACCGCCTTCAAGACTTCGAAGAGTCGCGCTTCCATTGTGCGCGCCTGAGCAATGGCGTTCTGCCGCACTTCCTTTAGGTCAAGGCGGCCGGCGTATTTCGCCGATCCAGATTGCGCGACCTTGGATAGGTCGAACATATCCTCGCCGCATCCGTAGACGGCGGCCGTCTGGCGCATGACGAAGCTGAGTGCGGAGACGATATCGCCAATCGGGGCGTTCGGCGCAGCAAACCCGAATTGACCGCCGGCAGGCAGCGCAATTGCCCGATCGGGGCCGAACTGAAGTACCTCGTTGGCGGAGATGCCAGACGCCCACGCCTGACCTGAGGACTGGAACTCTACAGCACGCCAAAGGCTCGCAAGCCCGACGTTCAAGGCGTCCTGCGCAGCAATAAGATCATCCCCGCCGGGAATGAAGAACTGATTGTCAGGAACGCGTTCGAACCACGGCACGAACGGCAACACCGAATATGGATTGACGTTGTCGGCGTTGCCTAGGATCGGAAGTTGAGCGCCGCGCGAGTTGAGAACCTGAAAGGTTTCCGTCGTCCAAGCGTGATAGATGTAATCGTCTGCATGATCGGCAGGGAACGTGACGATCACTTGCTCGGGCCGCTCCGGGTTCGTGTAAGTGACATCGATGACGTTTGGTGTGAGCACGTTCAGCGTCGGAATGTCGGCTTGTTCATCCCAGCCAACTTGCAACATTACCGTCTTGCACACTTCGAGGTAGCGCGAGCCTTTTTGCAGAACGGAGTCGGCGTTCATGGCCTGATAGAGTGCGTCGCCGGTCGCTTGATCCATGCCGATGAAGGTGCGTCGCGGGGACAGTCGATAGGTGCTCGCGCGCTTATCGGCGATTGCACGAACGATATTGATGCTGAAGATACGGAACTGATCAGGTCGCGAGTAGCGTTGAGCTATGAGGTTGCGAGCATCGATATGACTCTCGTCCCAATAATATCGCAGCCTTTTCGTATAAACCCCCTTCCTTGCATGTGAGGAATGGGTTATGGAGAGAAGATCGCTCTTCTTGTTTCTGAAAAGGTTCATGACGTAATCACAGGCATAATTGAGAGTATTCTATCACACCGCAAAGAAAAGAAAAGAGAAAACTATAGCGGAAGGCTGTGGCTGCCTATATTTCTGAGTTTTGTTGATGCCCACGCCGGAAACGGTAACGGTTGCACGGGGCCACGGCCGGTGTAAGCCTCGTAAAGCTTAGAAGCTTCGCGCATAGACCGGCAGCTATCGGCACATAGAGGGACGTGCCCCCCTCCATTTAGAACGCAATGCCCCACGTCGGCGCCACGGCCGTTGCAATGGATGCCGCCGATCTCGTAAGGATTGAGGGTTACGTGCCGCATTGAATGCGCGGCCCATGCCGTCGCCATCACAAAGTCGTCATGGGCGCCGCGCGGGTGCGTGAACTTAGGAATGCTCGCTTCGCCATCGCTCGCCTTGCCATCGGCATGAACTTCGAAGACAGCAAGCTCGGCGAGTAGATCGGCGAACTTGGGATGGATATGCAGGCGGCCATCGGCGGCGGCCTGATAGAGGCCCATAAGCGCCTGATACTTGGTTCGCCGGCTTGGCTGGATCACTTCCACGCCGGAGCTGAACGGCTGCGTGGCGCACCAGTCAGCCACATCTTGGGCGCCGTAGGATTCGAGCGTGGCGCGCGAGATGCCGTGCTGGCGATGGTAGCCTTCGAACCGGCTCTTGATGCCGCCGAGACGGCCAAGGAACACGCTGTCAGCATCGATGACGAACAGATGCTCTTCGTCGTCCATGACGATCTTGGCGACGCACGCCGTGACCGTCTTGTCACCATGCCGCGAGCCGCCGAATGCACGATCGAGCCCAGCGCCGACGATGACGGCTGAACCCGCCGCAAGCGCCTTTACGTCAAGCGGATAGTCGTGCTTACACGCGGCGAGCACGTCGGCGGGGAATAGCGCGTTGGCCGCGTCCTGCCAGCGATTGAGGTGGTACAGGGCAAATTCGTGCGGCAGCATCTGCCGCGCAAGCGAGCGCAGCTTGTGCTCGCTCAGCCACGCCGGGGCATGGCGGCAGGCGTCGTCAAGGTCCGCATAGGACAGGTGGCTGAACGCGATCGACCTATCGGGATCGGTCGCATGGGTTGCGGCTTGGTAGAGGTCGTACAGCTTCGATGACTTCGGCCCGACGCTGCTATCGATCAGCATCAGGCTCCCGGCGGTATCGAGAAGCGAGCCGGCGAGTGCCGCAAAAACTTCATCGCCGCGCGGGGCAGCATGAAGCTCTGAGATGGCGGCTGCGGAAAGCTTCTTGCCCCAAAGTGCCGAGGGGTTGGCGCTGAAGGCTTGGATGACGCTGCCGGCAGATGGCAGCTCGATCCGATCCTGAAGCACGTTGATCGTGCCGGCCTTCACAAGCCGCTTGAGCAGCGGGGTATGATCGAAACACTCGCGGATCGTGCGGAACAGCGTATCGACAATTTGCTTTTCGCTGTTGGCCACCACGGCGATATTTTCGGTTTGCCGCGTGAGCAGCCGCCAGACGATCAGCATTGCGGACGTTGCCGACTTGCCGTGCCTTCTCGGCCAGCACCACACCGCGATCGTTACATCGGGGTTGTCGAGAGCCTTGGCGATCTCGGTGCGTTCACGATCGCCGAGCACGTAAGGGCGAAAGCCGCCTTCATGCGATCGAACAACCGGCTGCACCTCTTTCAAGAACCGGAAGAAACCGGCCGAACCATCGCGCCACGCCGAAATTGACGCCGCGAGAGGGGACGATGAGGACGAGGCAGACGAAGTTGGCAAGACACACCGGAGGCAAATGTCCCAGCCTATTGGGGACGGATGGCCTCCCGGTAGCCTCCGGGGAAGGTCGCCATCTTTGGGCCGTGGCGCGGGCTTCGCGAGTTAGGTCCGCCGACCGTCCCGATGGGCTGGGTACTCGCCGCCTGAGTTTTCTCCCCCTTCAGGCTTGGGAGGGTCCACCGCCGTCAGCAGGCAGTGTTACTGTGCCAATAGACTAACACAGCGGCGGCAGGATGCAAGCGATTTCTGAACACCGCGAACGAAACCACGCCGAACGAAACCACGCTCACCGCGACCAGCGCTTCGCTTGAACTCCGTGGAGGTTATCTCTTCGAACTCCGTGGATGTTCAGCTTTCCCATCTTCCTCTAACCTACCAAAATCTCCGGGAGGGGAAGCGACGCGAAAGCGTCGCTCTATTCTCTCGAACGAAGTGAGAGAGAATTACGAATCTTGAATCTGATTCTGAATCTGAATCTTAGTATTATATATTATATTTCTTTGAATGCGCGTGCGTGCGCTCGCGTGCGCATTATGCGCGCTACGCGCGCGCTAGGGGGATCTCACTTTGCGCGAACCGCTCGCGGCGATCCCAATTTCAGCCTGCTGTGACCCCCTAGCGCGCACGCGTGCGTATACGTGCGCTAGGGTCTTCTCACTTTCCTCGAACGATTTGCGGGGTCCGGCAAACCGCAACTTCAGGGAGTCGTGACCCCCTAGCGCGCGTGTACGCGTGTACGTGCGTGCGTAGCGCGCGAGGCAGCACCGCAACCGGCGTGGCAAAAACGGCACAGTGTTGCCGCGATACCTCAAATTCCAGTTCTGCGGCTCCTACAAAAGGATTTCGGGGCCGGGTGGCACCAGACACCGGAAAACGCGCCGTCACGCTCTACGGCCCGTTTACGGGCATTTTAGGGCATATTGCGATTTGCGGCCTCAGGCGAACAGATGCGAAAAATCAACACCCTTGAATGTCACCGCATCCATCCACCGCTTGAACATTGTGACGGTGCCTTGCGTTAGCTCACCATATCCGGCCGTCGTGCTTCGTTGATTGTGCCCAAGGCAAACCTCAATCTGATCGTCGAGCAGCTCCGCCTCCGTGCGCAGCCGATCGGCGAGGGTATGCCGGAATGAGTGCGCGCCGAAGCCGTCACGGCCATCCTTGATCCGGATTGCAGAGAGATAATCCCGCCACCATCGCGACGGAGTTGCGCCGATCTGCCCACGCGAGTTTGCCTTCAGCTCTGGGAACAAAGAGGCTGACGGATCGCCGTTGGCACGCCGCTCTTGGCGTTCATGAAATGCCAGGAAGCCGATCTGCTCAAGCACACGGTGAACAGCCGCAGGGCGGCTCTTTCCGCTCTTGGTCGTAAGCCCCGCCTCTTCGTCATGAGCGATGTGGATAAACCACACGCCGCACGCTGAGCAGACGCCATCCTCGGCGTGCGCATCGCATTGCCGATCCTTATCCCGGTGCAGGCGAACGTCTCCAATCCGAAGCTGCGCAATTTCGCCGATGCGTGCGCCCGTGAAAAGGCAAACCAGCGGCAACCATCTCCGCCAGTCATCGGCGTGATGGTTTCCCGGCTCATGCTCGCGGCCGTGATCAAGAAACCCGGTGAAAAGGGGCGATTGGATAATCGTATTGAGCTGAGCTGTCTTGAAGGGCGGCCGGGGATTTGTGCCCTTCACCTTGTCGTGGAAAAGGCCATTGCAGGGATTTACAAGTCCCGCCCATCTAGGCTGCTGCGCCAGCCACTTATACAGCGGCGAGATCGTGCTCAGATGCTTGTTGATCGACGTGAAGGCGGTAAAGGGAAGGTCCAATTCGCGAGCCTTTGCAGCCGCCGCTCGCATGGAAAGGCCCGACAGCGACTTGTTGAACTGCCACTTGGGCGGAAGCTGCCGCAGAACTTCTCTGTAGTTCGCAACCTCTATCGCAGTGATTGAGCGTATCGCCCGATCCTTGCCAACGAACTCAGCGAATTGCGTGATTACCTTTCGGTCCTGATCAACCGTGTCCTTGCGCTTGGCGCCCTTGGCCAGCCTATCCGCAGCCCAAAGCTCGAAAAGCTCTTGGATCGTCTCGCCATGCTTGGCCTTCGCCGCCTTGGCGTCCAGCCCCGCCACCACAACCTTGCTCGTTGGCTGAACGGCGAGGTTGCCGCTGTCGCGCTCTATCGCGATCCGCACAGCCTCGATTGCCGCTTCAGCAATCATCCCAACGAACTTCGCGTGCCGCTCCGATCCCTTGTCGAGCACCCAATTATTTCGATCGATGCGGCTGGCGGCGATGCGCTCCCAATGAGCCATGGCGCCGGTATCACGGCGCCGAACAAGGTCTAGCAGTTGTGCCCGGCGCCCTTCGACAAACGCGATGTAGGCAGCCGTGTCGGCGAACTCGCGGCTGCGGCGGCGCGTATCCAACTCGCCTAACACCGCCTCATATGCGGCGGTCGCAGCGTCCTGATACAGGTCGATATCCGACGGCTCGCGCGGCGCGGTGACAGTCGTTCCAGGGCGCTTGCCGGTCCATTCTTCAAAGAGATCGCCGCGCAGCACGTCGGCACGAAGCCGGGCTTCCCGGTGATCACGCGTTCCAAGCGATTGTTGGATGATTGCCTTGCCGGCCTTTTGCCGGTGCTCTTTCGGCACGCTCATTCTGAACCAGAAAGCGCCGGGTCGCTCCCACAGATATCGATCGTCCCGGGGTGCGGTGGCCAT